TGTGATGCGAACGGGAACGCCGCTACTTCCTCGACAAGCTCTTCAGCCCACCGTGTCTGCGGCACCCACACCATCCCTGACGCTACCATATCAGATACAGAGTTGAGGCGCGCCATCTTGTCGCCTGACCCCCTGTGCGGAGTAAACTCTTGGACGGGTATACCCATGCGGCGCATCTCTTGATACAGCGCAGTACCCGCTGACTTCTTCTCCACAATGAAGCTATCAGGTTCCCACTCGTTGTACTGTTCAAGCGCCATTTTCTTAAGTTCTGGGAACTCATAACGCTCTTTAATACTGTTGAGCAGGATGATGTGGTACTCGTTCACCTCTTCATTGTAGAACACACCCCACGTAGTGAGGGCTGTGAAGTCAGCGCGGTTGTGTGTTTCTGCTGCGGCATCGAGTGACATGATGATATATTCGCACGGAGGTGGCGTATCACCACCCCATGACTGCCACCATTCCCGCTTGAGTATCGCGGCTTCCTCGGCTGTCGGCTTCTGCTGGTACTGCGCGTTCCACTGGAACACAGGCATTGATGCTTTTGTGCGGTATAACGCCTCAAGGTCAAAGAACTCAGGCCACAGCGGCTTCTCCACAACCTTATCTTTGCGTTTTACCTCTAATATCGCGGGAAACTCCACCACCTCATACTTATCGGCACGGTCATTCATCCCCATATCGCGTAATACACGCCCTGTGAGGTCATCTAGGTGCCATCTGGTATGGATAAGTGCTATGCGTCCCCCCGGCATAAGACGCGTACGCGCACCGTATGTAAACCACTCGTACGCCTTCTCAAATGCTGAGAAGTTACCGTTAATCACGTCCTGCTCGTTGTGTGGGTCATCTACTAGCAATAAGTCAGCACCACGACCAGCAAGTGCGGAGCCAACACCACAACAGAACACCTCGCCCCCTGCATTAGTGTTCCAACGTCCCGCTGATTTACTGTCTTTCGCCAGTGCTACAGTCGGAAACGCCTCTTTGAACCTATCAGAGTCGATGATGTTACGAATCTTACGACCAAAATCGACAGCGAGGTCAGTCGTGTGAGAGACAAGCAGCAGCTTCTTCTTGGGATTTCGCCCAAGGAACCACGCAGGGAACATAGTACTCACGAGGTGGGACTTGCCATGACGCGGCGGGATGTTCACGCATATACGGTCTTTCTCGCCCGTCTCGATGCTCATCAGCAGATCAGCAAGTATCCGGTGATGTTTACCGACTAAATATGACTCGTCCATGTGTTTACAAAACGTGATTAAATCGTCACGTACTGACTGTGCCGCCTGACGCTTCTCGATTTCTTCAACAATACGGTTGATCTCTGCAACTTCCTCTGGTGAGTAGAAGTCGAGGTTATCCAACATTGTCAGCACTTCCTCGTGCGTGAAATCAGCGCCTTTAATCGTCATAGTCGTCGTCAAAATCCGTCATTGATGATTGCAGATCGTCGGTATCCGGCTCGTCGTCGTAATCGTCCAATACAACGTCCTCAATGTCTGGCATCTCACGGGGCGTTAACTCATACGCCTGCGGCGTTATGTCCTTAACCTCGCGTTGCTCCAGTATGCGGTTGAGTTTACTACGCAGGGTATCTCGCAGTTCTTCGGTGGTCTGGTGAGTAATCGTAACCTCGGTCTTGTCCGCAAACAGACCCACATCGGAAATCTTACCTAGCATCTCTAACGCTTTTAGACGCACTTTCGGGTCTTCGTTATCGGACTCTAGGATCAGTTTGTTGGTTACGAGGTGGCGGATAAGCACGGAGCTTTCTACAACTTGCTGCCCATAGGTAGACAGAATCTTGTCCGCTTCTATAAGTGCAGCAGGTTTCATGGTTGAGAGCTTCTTCGGAGTGGTTTCTTTCGTAGCTTTTTCAGGGTCTTCTGCAAAGGCAGTTAATATAGATGCAGCAATCTCTTCGTCTACATGGGTGGGTGCTATTTCTAGCCCGTTATCTGCAAGGAGATGTGCGGTAGCTGCCGCAGCGGAGGTTTTCCGCAGCAGAGAGTCTTTGTCTAAGCCCTTTTGGGCTCGTTTAGGCAGGGCAACGCCTGTCTCTACAGTAGTTTTGATAGCCATTCGTATCATATTCGCAAGTCTAGGACCGTATCGTCATTATATAGCGCAAAATTTTTATATGTCTAGGTACTTATGGCAACAAGGGGGGTCTTCTCTATATAAGCGCGCCGAAACGGGTCTGGAATAACCACAAAGTGTACATTACTTTTTGGAATACCCCCGATTTTGACGAAAATGCAATTGGTTTTCACAGAATTGCAATTTGCTTGAGTGGAATAGTATTACATACCAGCGCGGAGTCCCGCTCTAGCATCGCTTGCCCCCCATAGGGGTGGGTTCGCTATATCCTGTAAGTACCTAAGCTCCCCCCGTGTAACGTTACATTGTCATGTAAATATACATATTTATGTCTGTTTACACTGATCTATCTACTTGTCACATTGTGTATCTATGGCAATCTGTAACCAGTCCAGCGAGATAGGCTCACTGGGCACAACTGACATATAAAGGAGAATACATATGTCTACTGCAATCGTTACCGCTGACCTGCAAGGTCGTTACGAATCACTCAACGTTGCTGACCTAGAGTCTGCACTGAGTGGCGCTATCACTGCTGAGCTTACTGCTAAGCGCAAGCTAGCCCAATTCGTTAAGGTCTTACATGAGGCTGACATCCGCCCCGAGTTCTTCACTAGTGCGAAGGGCTTTAAGCAGGGCGACGAATGCCGCAAGGATAAGGCTCTGGTAGGTGTTATGGAAAATGTCTATAACGCTAAGATGTTAAGCGCTGATGATAAGAAGCTTATCAAGCTTCCAACCAAGGCGCTGAGCGAAGAGCAGATCAAGGCTAAGGGTCAGATCAAAACAGATCGAGACAATTGGTTTAAGCGTGTAGCTCGCGACCTTGCTAGGCTGATCGGCACTGCTAACTACGCGGTGAACGTACCGAAGCAAGCGCCAGCGCCCCAGCAACCAGCGGGTCAGGTTAGTGGCTCTGAGCGCCCAGCGCATGAGCGAGCGGACCAGATGGTCACTAACATCATCAACTTCTTCCAGAAGCAAGAGGATGCCCGCTTCGACATCACCAAATGTGTGCAGATAGCAGAAATGCTAAAGGCTGAGATCAACAATCTCAAATAACACACATCAAGCCAGCCTTCGGGCTGGCTCTTTTCTTTAGGAGAATAAGTTATGGCAAACCTAATCAGCACCCGCAACGAACGTAATGCAATCGTACTAGCACATGATCTAGATTGTGCACTATCTACACTAGTCCAGCTAATAGGTGAGGCAGATGATAACCCGCAAGTGTCACACTACCTTAGCCTAGTACGCGAAGCACTAGATGATCTTAACCATCGACCATTCGAACAACGCTTCCTAAATCGTATCTGGAAACATTGCGAACAATGTGCAACAGATGTGCAAGCGCGCAACAAGTAACACATCAAGCCAGCCTTCGGGCCTGGCTTTTTTGTGCCTGAAATTTGTGTCATTTACACGTTCAGGCATTGATACCAGTTATATATGCAGCGGCGTGCCCTCGATTCGTTCGCCCTTAACAAACTATGCGTACACGTTAGTTTTCATGTAGTACGTTACCGTGTGATGCTACATTGTTATGTAAAGTTACACTGATACCAGTTACATATGCAGCGGCGTGCCCTTGAACGGCGGCGAGGTGGAGTGTGTGTAACTTTACACAGCGATGTAAAAATACACCAGTATGTAAAGTTACACAGGTAGGCGTTAGTGTTAGTCCCAGTCCATTACTGCGGCTTCTAGTTGGGCTTGTGCTGATAGGTTAGACGCAGGTTTATTGGCTCTAAGTTCGGCTAGCCTTGGCAACACTGTGTCTCTGTTGTTTATTAGTATACGCACAACATTACCCACCGACAGACCTAGTAACTTTGCATCAGCACGTAACCCTTCTATCTGGTCCTTACTCAGCAACGTTATCAATCGCTGATCTAATTGGTTATCTCGTCGCATAATTCTCTCCGAAATTGGTGTAAATTCATATGTACATGTCAATGTTCATGTCCATGTACAGGTACGAGTATAATTATGTACATGTGTATGTCAATGTTCATGTTCATGTACATGTACAGAAGTGTACGTATATCCAGTGGTTTTTACCCTAAAACATGCACATGTGCAGGTAGTGTTCAATTTTTTGTTCAAGTCGAAAATCGCTAAGTGTATGATTTTAATAAGGCTGTTCAAATGTTCAAGTTTCAAAACATACAGGCAGGTTTTTTAGCGTTCCTGTACATGTACATCATGCACATGTGCATAAACAGTGTTTTTAGGTATCATAGATTTATTAGAATAGAACATTGAACAACATATAAGAATTTCAAGGACTTACCGTGTTCATTGTTGAACCTGATGCGAAACTAGTGAACATACAGCCCCTGCTAACCCCTGCACACGAAAACACACGTTACTCCATCATCATAACAACTCAGACCCACATCTTGACATCAACCACCATGTGTAGTATAATAGTATTCTACAGTGGAAGTTCGCCTATCGGACTCGGGCAACCGTGCAGTTCTCCCTGCATCCACTGTTCAATGTAAACGTACACAACCATGTAAATTTACACAGCGATGTAGATTTACACACACTACTGACCATGAGGTGTTACATGAATACTATGACTGCTATTTCAACAATCGAAGCGCCAACCGTAGAAGCTCCAAGCATTGCCTCTGCCGCTATGCTGGTAGAGCTGTCCATATCTACATGGACTGGTCGCAAACAAGATACCGATGCATCTAAGTTTGTAGAGCAGAGCAAGAATGCTGACTCTGGTACTACATCTGTGCGTAAACGTCTGCTAGGCAAGTGCGTAGAGTTAGACGAGCTAACCAAATACGTGGGTAATCTGCGTAATCATACACATTACCGCTTATCTCTACCGTGGTCTGACTCTGGTGTGCGACTACTGCCTACTGCTATGTACTTCTCATATCACCAAGAGATGACAGAACACCAGAACGAGTTTTACCGCATGGTCAACGAGTTCTTAGATGCATATGACAACGAAGTAATCATGGCTCAGTTGCGACTAGGCGATATGTTCAAGCCTGACGAGTACCCGTCACGTGATGAGCTAGCCCGTAGGTTTGCGTTCAACATTAACTATATGCCTGTGCCAGACGTTGGTGACTTCCGCGTGGACATCGGCAACGACCAAGCTAACGTGTTACGTGCATCCTATGCCGATTTTTATGAGCGGCAGTTGAACGGTGCTATGAACAACCTGTGGGAGCAGTTGCACGAGAAGCTGAACGTGCTCGTGCGTCAGTTGGACTATACGCCTGCTGTTAATAAGCACGGTGAGGCTGTCAACCGTGCCAACCGCGTGTACGAGAGTATCTTTGACCGTGTGCGTGAGCTTATAGATATGCTCGATACGTGTAACGTGACACAAGATGAGCGTATGTACCGTGCCAAGCGTGAGCTAGACAACATCCTCGGGGGTGTCGCTGTCGAATCACTCAAGGGTGAGAGTACGTTCCGCGATGAGACGCGTGAACAGATCGCCGCTGTAATTAAGACACTACCATCGCTAGATTGGTAAAACGTAGTAAAACTTAGTAAACTGTAACAAATTATCACAACCACATAAGGAATTATTCCGATGAAAGCACAATCTATGTACTCACTTAGCCACAACCAGATCGTTGACGCACTCAAAGCCACTGGTCACTTACGCACCATGCTGATCGAGGGTGATATGGGGTCTGGCAAATCCACCATCCTGCGTACACTGGCTAAGCTGTTACCCACACATACACCTGTGTACTTTGACGCAACTACTAAGGACTTGGGTGATCTGTTCCTGCCGGACTTCATCAAAGCCTCGGACGACTCTGCTGGGTACGTGACGTACCTGACCAATGAGGAGTTGGGTCTGCACCACAACAAGCCGATCATCCTGATGATTGATGAGTTTGGTAAGGCTAACCCTGCGGTTAAGAACGGACTGTTGCGCGTGATGCTCGAACGCACAGCGGGTAGCGCCACACTGCACCCTGAGTCTATTGTGTTTGCTACTACTAACCTCGGTGCCGAGGGTGTAGGTGATCTGTTACCACCACATGCACGCAACCGCATCTCTGTTGTGCGTATGCGCAAGCCGAGCGTTGACGAGTACATTGACTATGGGATCAACAATGGCTTTGATCCGTCATTGCTAGGTTGGGTCAAGGACAACCCGCAGGTTATGCAGTCGTTCACTGACGTGCAGAACCCTGACGACAACCCGTATATCTACCACCCGAAAGCACAGCGTGCGGCGTTCTTTACGCCACGTTCTGGCGAGGCGGCTAGTGACATACTGAAACAACGTGACCACATGGACGAGCAGACATTGACCGCCATGCTGATGGGTACTATCGGTGATCGTGGTGCTATGGACCTGTCTGCTTACATCAAGCTAGCCGATCAGCTACCCAAGCGTGCTGATATTATGTCAACACCAGACACAGCCACCGTGCCTACGTCAGCCAGTGCTGTTGTGATGGTCGTGTACCGTGCGCTCGCCTCTATAGATAAGGACTTCATTACACCGTGGATGACATACATCGAGCGTCTAGACGCTGAAGCTCAAGCCCTGTTCGCCAATGGCGTGCGCAAGACAGGTTATGCACACCAGAGCTTAGTGATGACTAACAAGGCGTTCACAGCGTGGTCTCGCAACAACAAGCACCTGTTCAGTGCTGATG